ACTCTTGCTGTGGAGCTTGTTGTTGAATAGGTTGTGGAGCATAATTTCTTTCATCATTTTTTTGGGCTTGTCTCATCGTTCCTAGTCGAGTAGCATCTGCTTTCGCCTGGGCTAACTGTTCTTGTGCAGAAACTTGGCCTTCAGTATCATTATCTTCAATTGCTTTTTTAAGTTTTGCTTTAGCTGCTTCTGCAGCATTTGTTACTCTACCTTCATACTCAGATACATAACCTTTTCCAACATTAGTATATCTTTCTTTTAATTCTTCATTTTCGTCTTGAACATCTTTGTAAAGTCGTTCCATTTCTCGCATACGACCAACAAGATTGTTAATTCGTTTTTTAACATTTTTACTGTAGTCTCCTAAGTCATCAGTTTTGTAAGGATCAGCATCTTCCGAAGTTTCAACTTTTTTCTCTGTAACTTCTTCAACTTTTTCCTCCTTCGCTTCAACTTCTTGAGGAGCTTCTTCTACAATTTCTTTTATATTACTTTCTTCTACAACAACTTCTTCTTTCGAATCTTCATCCTTTAAAGTTACTTCAACAGCGTTACCTGTTACATCTAAAGGAACTAATTTTTCTTCTGCCATATCTCTCTCCTAAAATAAACTTGCTGGCAGTATATCTTTGGGATGATCAATGACTGCCAGTATTTCATCATCATTCACTATTCGAAGCTCACCACCATCAATACGGATTCTAGATCCTGCATATTTGGTAATAAGAACCCAATCAGTACTCTTGCACCAAGGACCATTGGGAAATCTTTCTTTATCTTTATAAGCATCAGGGCCTACTTTTAAAACACGACAAACATTTGTAGCAATTTGTGCTTCTGCCACAGTTTCATCTGTAAGGTGTAAACCAGCTTTAGTTTTTTTCTCTAATAATAAAGGAAATAAAATAATTCTAAACCCCGTGGGCTCCGGAACTTTTCCTATTTCTTTTTTTGTTTTGTAGGGTTTTTCGTTAATATCTATGATATTATTTTCTCTGGTTATAATCTTCGATTTCGTCTTCATATTGCTCCTGTTTTTTTAGCAGGTCCGTGAGTTCCTGTATAGTTTCTCTGTTTGCATGTATCTTCCCTAAGAGAAATTTATATTCCTCTAAGGTTTTTACATCGCCTGTTATAACTTGAAGTAGTTGATCTTGTCTAGTGTTTATTGTTTTTTTGAGATAATCTACAATTTTTATTATATCCATTAATTAGCCTCAAGCTCTAAAGCTAATTTAGTAGTTTCATTTACTCTTCGTGTCCAACCTTTACCAAATGTTTTAAAGGTAGATAATTCTTCATAATATTTTTGTCTTCCATTTTGATAATGATCAATAGCATGTTTAACATTAAATTTATCAATATACTCATTAACTTTTGCTAATGTATTAGGTCCAATACCACCATCTGCTTTAGTAGCTACTAAAGTCTGAAGATACTTTGCTGCTCTTCCCGGTCCAGCATTAACACCAAAATCAAATACACATAAATCTAACCCAGAGGGTAGATCATCACATTTCATTTTATCCCAATAATTTTTTTTATATATTGGAGCTACATCTTCAAAAGATAAATCTTTCATGTCTTTAGTACCACCCCATTCTTCATAAACTCTTTTAGTTACACCAAGATTAGTTTCTCCTCCTGGATCATCAGGATGATTTACATATCCCCCTTCATGGTGAAGAATTGTTTCTAAACATAAATCGTAATTATTTTTCATTATCCCCCATATATTGTTGTTTTAGGTCTTTTATTTTTAAGCATTCTTCCAAATCCTCTAGGAGTTATCTCAATAAATCCACCATTTTTTTTCTTTACTAAAGGACCTGTTCCTACATTACGTTTACTTTTCGTTGCTCCGCCCGTAAGTGCTTGACCTTTTAATCCTTGTCCTGTAGGATCCCCTTTGGGTTTCGATGCAATAACTGGTTTTATTCCAGCGGCGTTTGCTTTCATTTGTGGAACTGATAAACCCCCATCTTTATACTCTTTAGCCCATCTCTTCGCTATTTCAGGTTCATTAGCAAATAAATATTTTTTTTGTTTCTCTGATTTAAAGGGCATTATTTTTTCTTAATCAATCCCATTGCACCTTTTCCGGCCTTGATGCCGAAGCTCGCTGAGCAGGCGATATATAATAAATGTTTATAATAATCCGGAAGTGACTGCAGGGCTACAAACCCAGCTTCTATGTGTGTAGTCATTCCTGGAAAAAATACGAGTGTCGCTGGAGCCAAAAGACAAATTAAAATTAGCTCATCTTTCCACGAACCTTTCATTTGATCCACGGCTGATGCTTCCCATTTTACTTTCCCGGCGATCTGATCTTCCTTCAGCTTAGTAGCTGCTTTAACTTCTGTGATCTTTAATTCTGCTTTCGCTTTTTTGGTCTCGACGAAGCCACGAATTGTATCCGCAGCAACGCCGAGTAAGGGTTTTGCTAAGAGTTGCCAGACCATAAGTCTAAGCTCCTCCTCCACCAATTTGACTAAGTATGATAAGTACCACAATAGCTACTATACCGGCCTTAATCCAGTCCTTCATTTTCCAGTCCGACCATTCTTTTAGGTGAGACCATAAATCTTTAACTAAGTTCATAAAACCTCCTTGGTTAAAAGCCTGTTAGTTTACTACATGTTCACAGTTTTTGCAATCACATGATTGACAAGAACTGCCATCACTACAATGACATCCGTGTCCGCAGTTTTTACACTCCATTAAAAGACGCCTTTAAAAGGAACCTTTTTAATTTGCATTTTACTACGTTGACCTTTTGGTCCTGAACCTAAATTGTCAACAACTTTCGGTCCTTCGACAGCAACAGACGCTGTTGAAAGAATAGATGTTTTATTTTTATTAGGCCCTGCGTAAGGATTGCCATCAGTTGTAACAGTCATTTTAGCATTTGGGTATTTAGAACCGTTTATATATTTTGGTTTAGGTATTTTCATAATATATTAATGTTTAGTGACTTTCTCATGATCAATCAAGAGATTATTTGCATATTCTACAAAAGCAGGTACATCCTTACCATTCACAAAATCTTTTAATAACATTCTTGATGCACAAGTTAGGGCAATAGCCAATTGAACTGGATCAAGTTTATCTCTTTCTAGTAATTCATGGATAGAATTATAAACAATCGCAGTTAAATTATTAATATCCGTAGCATTACCATCTATGTTATGTATATTAAACATTCTAATATTTATTCCTTAGTTTAGATGGTTCATCAATCTTTTTTAGCTGTATTTCTTCTCTAATTGTTGCGTGTTTATCCGCATTATCAATTTTTTGTTGTTCTTGAACTGTGTCTACAACAAATTTTTCTTCATCTAACCCTTGTTTTTCCCCATCTTTTTGTGCTCGAAGCTCTAATTCTTCTGCACGTAGACCTAATTCTTCTTTTTTAAGGGTAACAAGTGGATCTTGTTGCATTCCTTCTAGATATTCTTGCTCTTCTGCTACCATTTCTTCTGTTAATTCCTTAATTCTAACAGCAGTTTGTTTAGCAATTTCAATTTCAAACTGTTGTTGTAGTTCCGGTGGTATCTGACCACCATATTGTTGTGTTAAATTTTGTATTTCTTCTTGATTTTTTGCCATAACTTCTTCTTTTGCCTGTTCACTAATGTGTTGAGAAATATGTGATTGTATTAAAGACAAAACAGGAGGTGAATTTTTTACTAAATATGTCGACATAAAGGCACGATGAGTGTCAATATGAGCAACATGATCTTGTTGAGGAAAAGCCATCGCTGGTTTTTGCAACAACATTTGTGAATTCTCTACTGCTGGATCTGTTGGCATAGGTTGTGGTGGAGGCGGAAGTAATGCCTCTATATTTTGTACCCCCATTGCCTGATACATACGTCTATAAGCTTCGTATTGATTATGGATTTGTGGATTTGCTTGTGCCAATTGTAATTGTGTTTGTGCTAACGTAATACGTTGAGCCATTGAAAAGATGTTAGGATCCGATACCGGCATAACATCCACACGATTATCAAAATCAGTTTGCTTAATCATTTGATTACCACCCACCACTGCGTACGGATATTCTGGTGGTAAGTAATCTTGAATAATTCTTGCTAAAATTTTAAATTCTTTTCGTTGTGCATAGTGTAATCTTTTATGAATAGCACTCATGACTTTTGAACCTTGTTCAATAATAGCCATTGTTGTACCAACTGGGTTTGCTTGTGAACCTTCACCCATTTTCTGATCTGCTACAGAAGCAAATCTTTTTCCTGCATCAACTACATAACCTAATAAAGCAAATAAAGTTTGATCAGGTCCCTTGTAAGGAAGAGGCATAAGACCTTGTCGAAGATCACCGCTTGGTGCATCTATGTCTCTAAACTCTCCTGGTTGTAATGGTGTATCATCATCAGCAATTCTAATTCCTCGTGCTTTAAATCCTGCTGGTAAATTAGATAATGTTCCCGCATCAACGAGTTGACGGAGAGCTGCCGTAGCAGTCCTGGACAAACCCCCCAACATATGAATAAGGCCAAAGCCATAAAAACCAAGACCTGGTAAAAATTTATAATGAATGAAGTATGGTATTTTTTTTCTAAGGGGATCGTCTTCTCGGTAGTTTCTGTAGATGGATAAAATTTTTCCTGTTCCCTCGTCAATAGTAACAACATAAGGAATCTTTATACCTGTAGGTTCTCCTGATTGCTCGTCTTGATCTTCGAAACCTTCTATGTCTAAATCGCAATGCATCTCCAAAATTTCATACAACTCATCATAGTTAACTTTAGAAACACCTTCTAATTGATTATATTTTTTTTGAATACTATCTTCCTGTAAATCAGGACTCATTAATTCTACGTCTCTGTACAATCCTGCAACCTGAGCTTTACGAATTTCATTTTTTGTCATTTTTATGACATGCGTCACTCGTTCTGCTGATTGTAAATCAGTTGCTAAATAAGGAACAATTAAATCTTCACTTGGAATAAATTTAGATACAGGTCGTGCTAATCCT